TTGGAACCGATCGTCGCGCCGAATGTCGTACGTGGGATCTACTTCAACGGGATTACGCAGGATCCGGCGGCCTACAGCGTCGACCCGAGCACCGGGCGGGTGACATTCGAAACTCCTCCCAGTAGCCAGCTGAGCATCACCGCTGACTTCACTTATTACTTTCGCTGTAGATTCATTGACGACAAATACGATTTCGAGAATTTCATGTATCGGCTGTGGCAAGTGAAGAAATTGACTTTCATATCGGTACGGTCATGAAAGAGGCCAGCTCCGCCCTGATCGCGCTCCTCTCGAGCACCGACCAGTTCATCATGGCGGACCTTTACACTATCACGCTCGTCGGCGGGTCGGTGCTACGCTATTCGGCGGCGCCGACGGCGCTCTTCGCAAATGGCTACATCTTTGCGCTCGGCCCTAAATTCGAGCGCTCCAAAACCAAGATTGTTATCGGCACCCAGGTCGACGAGCTCGAAGTCAATATCTACACCGAGCCGACAGATCTAGTCGGTGGGGTGCCTTTTCTGCAGGCGGCCTGGCAGGGGCAGCTCGACGGCGCACTTCTGCAGCTCGAACGTGCGTTCATGCCGACTTATGGCGACACGAGCCCGGGAACCGTCATCCTCTTCGCCGGGCGTATTTCGGATATCGATTGCACCCGTACTGGCATCGATCTCAAATGCCGCTCGCATCTGGAGCTGCTGAATATCCAGATGCCGCGCCGGCTGTGGCAGTCGTCTTGCACTCACACCTTGGGCGATGCGATGTGCCAGTTCGACCGGTCCAGCATGCAGACAACATTTTCGGCCGGCGCAGGCTCAAGCGAGGCTCAAATCGCGACCTCCGTCAGTCCACCTTCGCCAAACCTGTATGTCCAAGGAACCATAATTGGCGTGACGGGAGCAAATGCCGGATCGAGCCGCACTGTCGCAACCATGGCTGGCGGTTGGGTTTATGTGAGAATGGCATTTCTCTCGCCCATCCTGGCGGGCGACCAATTCCAACTGCTCCCAGGTTGTGACCGCACACTTTCGACCTGCACGAATGTCTTAAATAACGTGATTCACTTCGGCGGCTTTCCCTACATCCCGACGCCGGAGACCGCGGTATGAGCCAACGCCAGCGGGTAGTCGCCGAGGCTGAAACCTGGCTGCGGACACCTTATCACCACATGGGCCGGATCAAAGGTGGCGGCACCGATTGTTTGATGCTGCTCGCAGAGGTCTATGAGGCAGCGGGTGTGACACCACGTGTCGATGTGCCCTTTTATCCTCCCGACTGGAACCTGCATCGCGACGCGGAGCGCTATCTCCAGGGATTGATGCGTTACGCGCGCGAGATTGGCGGACCACCTCACAGCGGTGATGTGGCAGTCTTCAAGTTTGGCCGTTGCTTCGCGCACGGCGCGATCGTCGTCTCCTGGCCACGGGTGATACATGCCTGGTGCGACGCGGGGGTCGTCTTTGCCGATAGTGGCCAGCCGCCGCTAATCGAGCGTCCTGTACGATTTTTTGACCCTTTTCCAGTACCCCGGTTCTGACCGTCAGCCATGGGCGGGATCCTGAGCGGCGCCTCGAATGCCAAGCAGCAAAAGGCGGTCGGCGCGCTGCAGTTTCAAACATCACAGCAAGGCGGGACGATCCCGCTTGTCTATGGAACCACTCGGGTAACCCCAAACCTGATCGACTACGACGATTTCATGGCGACGCCTTCGCATCAGGGAGGCTCGGGCAAGGGCGGCGGTGGAGGAAAAGGAGGCGGGCAACAATACAAATACAGTGCGTCCGTAATCATGGGCCTGTGCCAAGGGCCGATTGCCGGCATTGCTACCGTGTGGTGGGACAAGAATGTCGGAACGCTGTCGTCCTTGCCGGCCGCGGTTTATCTCGGAAGCGACGGACAGGGAGCAGATCCATACTGGGAAACGCGGCATGCCAACAAGGCTCTCGGCTATTCCGGAACCGCAACTGTCGTGGCCAACAATTTCGCGATGGGCGACACAGCCACCCTTCCGAATTTCTCCTTCGAGGTGGAGGGCTTGCTGTCGCTGAGTGGAACCAACGGATTTGACGCGAATCCCGCCGCGATCATCTCCGACTTTCTCACCAATCCTCGTTACGGAGCCGCTTTCCCAATCGCTAATCTGGCTGACCTCAGCCTCTATTCAGTGTATTGCCAAGCTCTCGGCCTCGTGTTGTCGCCGTTGCTGGACACGCAGCAAGAAGCGCAACAACACCTCGGCGATATCGTGAAGCTTACCAACAGCGCCATTGTGTGGTCAGGCGGACTGTTGAAGATCATCCCCTATGGCGATCAGCCGGTCACTGGCAACGGCGCTGTCTACGCGCCAGATGTGACCCCGCTTTACAGCCTCGACGAGGATGATTTCATCGTTCAGGAATCCAGTGTCGGGGGTAGTTCGGGAGTGTCGCCCGGCGGTCCGGCGTTACGGTCGGGTTCGGGTCCGATCACCGGCGGGTTCGGCGACGATCCAGTGCGTGTCATGCGGTCGACGCCTGCCGACGCCAACAACTCGATCCAATTGGAATGTCTCGACCGATCCAATAATTACAGTACGGCGATAGTCGAAGCGTTCGATCAGGCGGCGATCGATCTTTACGGCGTGCGCCGCGAGAGCTCACTGAAGGCGCGGGCGATTGTCGACCCCATCAATGTCGGCCCTATTGTGGCGCAGCTTCTATTGCAGCGCGCGTTGCTGTTCCGCAATACTTATCAATTCAAGTTGGGCTGGAAATATTGCCTGCTCGAACCGATGGACCTCGTGCAAATCACCGATTCCCGGCTCGGCCTTTCAGCGCTGACCGTGCGCATTACGGCGGTAGAGGAAGACGAGGAAGGTACGCTTTCGATCACGGCGGAGGATTTTTTCGGCGGCTATTCCACCGCGGTGCTCTATCCGAAGCAGTCGGGCGCCGGCTATGTCCCGAATTGGAATTCGCCTCCGGGTGATGTCAATCCGCCGATTGTTTTCGAGCCCCCGGCCGCACTGCTGACCGCGGGGCCGCAAATTTGGGTTGCGCTTTCTGGCGGTACCAATTGGGGTGGAGCTCAGGTCTGGATCTCCAGTGATGGCAACTCGTATGCCCTCGCCGGAACTGTGAACTCGTCGGCGGTGCAAGGGGTATTGACGGCCGACCTGCCGCCGCATTCCTCGCCTGATGCCACCAACACCCTCTCAGTAGATCTAACCGAAAGCCGGGGTCAGCTCGTCTCGGTCTCTACCACCGATGCTGCCAATCTCGTCACCCTTTGCTACCTCGGTGGTGAGCTTCTCGCCTACCAAACTGCGACGCTCACCGCGGCCCGTAAGTATGCGCTGAGCACCCTTTATCGCGGTGTTTACGGCAGCGCGATAACCGATCACCCATCGGGAACCTTGTTCGCGAGGCTCGATGGACCCATTGGCCGGTTCTCCTATCCGAATACCCTGATCGGTCAAACGATCTATTTGAAATTCGCGTCGATGAATATTGTCGGCGGCGGATTACAGAGCTTAAACTCACTTCCTGCATATACATACGACGTCAAAGGAACCGGGCAAGCCTCCTCGACAATCGTGAGCGGCTCGTTCAGCGGTAGGCCGACGGCGAGCCTCGTACTCCAAAGTTATGTATTCGCCGCTTCGGCAACTGTTCCGGCCGGGTTTTCCGGCAGCCGCGCCACCGCTGCGACAGCTGCAACCGCGTCAACGACGTTCAGTGTTCAGAAGAACGGCGCGAACGTGGGGACAATGGTTTTTGCTCCATCGGCTGCCGCGGCCACATTCACGATGAACTCAGCGGCTTTATTCAACGCCGGCGACGTGCTGACCCTGGTCGCACCCCCCGTGCCCGACGCGACGCTGGCAAATCTCGCATGGACCATCATAGGAATTCCGCAATGAAGCTCGAATCCTGGCACAGCACCGAAGACAAACGACGTTGGAAAATCGTACGTACCGACGACTATACGGACGTGGCAGGGGAGATCATAACGGCTGACGAGGCTACCGGTGAATGCTGCATTCAAGTCGGCGGCGAAACCAAAACGCTGAGCTTCGGTCCTCGCGGGATCAGGATCGTCGGTAGGCGAAGATGAATGAGGCAAAATCACACCAAATCAAAACGGAAGCCGCCACGGAGACGGATGTCGAGCCGCCAAAGACGCCGAGAATCCGATTTAATCCCGAAATAAATCTCGGGCACATCCTGCAGATCATTGCGCTGACCGGTGCGGTGATAACCGGATATGTCAGCCTTCAGAGCGACATGGCTTCGATGCGCGCCGAATACCGAGTCGCTATGGCAGGATTTGAATCTCGGCTTACGGTAGGTGAGCACGCTATGGTCGAGCGCCGTCAGGAGGATCGTGAATTTGCAGCCGAAATGCGCGCCGCAGTGGTGGAGATTCAAAAGGGACTCAATCATCTGCAGCTACAGCTCGTCGAACGCGCAAAGGCACGATGATCCCCGTGTGGTGCTTGGCGATCGTCTTCCTGCTGCTCGGCTGCGGTTCACCGCCAACCCATCAATCCACGTTCGTGGCCGCGCCTGCTCCGCGGCGACAGGAAGCCCCGATAGAGCCGCCAAGGACAGAAACAAAACAAGATGCCGCTGCTGTGCGGCCTGATAAGGCTGACATTCAATCGGCGATACATGCCTCTGATGAGGCGCGCGAGCTTCTCGATCGGCGGCGTTATATCCTGGACGCCGGATCCGACAAGGAGAAGGTACACTGACCATGCCGACGCAATACAGAGCTTGGTTGCCGGGGACTACGGCCAGACGGCGCGTCAGGTCATTGCCCAATATCCGTGGCAAATCTGACCCTCCCGCAGACCGGCCCCGACAGAAGTTTTATGCGCCGGGATGCTCGATCTTCGGGACTGCTACGCTTAGTTACTGCCGATTTGGGGCGCCGCTCGCTCACCGGCAGATCGCCGTAGCGGATAACGAGGCCCCAGTTAACGCCGCCAAAGGCATCGCCGATCCGACCTGTCATTACAAATGGCTGTCGGCGCAGAATTCGTCGCTTGCCTCGACGTCCTGCTGACAGCCCATATCCGTTCAGTGATTTTTTCGTCGCCATGTAAGGCCGCAGAGGGCTTATCAATCAAGTCGAAGACCTCGTGATGATGCCGATCGCGGTCGCTTCAGTCTGCCGCGTCGCCCTCTGGCTCGGGGGACGGTTCGTCGCAGCGGCTACGGCGTGGCGCATTTCAAGCAAGCAATTCTGGGTTTTTCAACAATGACCACCTTGTGCTTAGCCGGCAAACAACCGAGACTGTTGTCGGCGCCCTATATCCCGCCGATCACGTCTGATGTCGTAATCGATCTCAGCCATTGGCAGGTACCGGTCGATTTTGCCCGTGCCAAATCGGCGGGAATCGCCGCGGTGATTCTGAAGGCTACACAGGGTTCGAACTGGATCGACGTGGCGTTCGCGCAACGGTTTGCGGCAGCAAGTGCTTCTGGACTGCTGGTTGGGGCCTACCATTTTCTCGATAATTCGCCGCCGGAGCTACAAGTCGAGAACTTCCTATCCGTTGCCGAAGGCTGTTCTGTGCTGGCGCTCGATGCCGAGCCTAACTCGATCGGCGGCACTGTGACAGTTCCGCAGGTTGCCGAAGCCGCGGGGCGGCTAAACATGGCGACCGGCTCTCTGCCATTAGTCTATATCAACCGCTATGGGCCCGACCAACGAGGCACCGGTCTTCCCAATAACGTCTTGTCGCGCTGCCCGCTCTGGTTGCCCGCCTACAGCTCGCGGCCGGTTTGTCCGCCCGGCTGGTCGAAATGGGCGCTGTGGCAGCACACGGATGGAAACATCGGTTCCGATGCGGTGCCGGTCGCAGGGATCGGCCGATGTGATCGCAGCCGATTCGCCGGCACGATCACCGATCTGGTCACCTGGTGGAAGAATCCCCAGCTCTGATCATACGGCTGAAATCTTAATCGAAAGCAACCCACGACGCCGATCGGACAGCGCAGGGGTTGTTGTTCGTGTATGAGTTCAAGGCATGTGGATATCGTTGAAGCCGGGGATTCGCCATGCAGCGATCATCGCGGTTCTCGTGTTGAGCGGCTGCACCGTCACGCGAGACACCTCCTGCAAATGTCCCAAGCCAGTCGCTTACGACGAGGCGACACTCAAAGAAATCTCACAAGCCCTGCGTGCTTTGCCGTCCGACAACGTCCTTCATCGCGCTATGGAGGATTACGAAAACGAGCGCGACGACCTCCGCTTTTGTCCATGACGCTGACCCGCGGAGCAAATGGTCGCGCTGTGGTATAGCACTCGCCAAATATGGCTTGCGGGCTTAAAAGGGGCCATTCATTTGTGGTCGAGACGCTATGCCTGAGGATTTCTATCGCATCAAGCGCCTTCCCCCTTACGTTTTCAGCGAGGTCAATGCGCTGAAGGCCCAAGCGCGAGCGGCCGGGCGGGACGTCATTGATCTGGGCATGGGAAATCCCGACGGCCCGACCCCGCCTCACATCGTGGCCAAGCTCGTCGAAGCGGTCCAAAATCC